GAAGGTCAATGCCCGTGCCTGCGCTCTTGTTCATGATAACAGCGTCTACAATGCCACTGTTGAAGTCGGAAGCGTTCTTCTTGTTGTCGGTGTCAGTGCGGTTGACGCGCTTAACAGTACCGTCTTAGTTATATTTAAACTCATTTTTTCGTCCTGTGAGTTCGGCTATGCTGTAGCCTGCCTTGCGTATATAATTCTTAATCACATCAATCGGCGACAGACTCAGACCTGTAGACGAGTTAGCTATAGCTTCCTCGATTTCATGATATCTACGCTGACCTTCTTCAGAAAGCCTACTTACAGGTATAGAGGTATAAGTGTCATTGTTGTTGGCATCTGTTTTCTTGATTTTCAGAGTGCTTTCCAAACCCTCGTGCAAACTCGTGGAAAGGTCAGGCATTGTCATGTCTTCGTCGGAATTCGCCGTTGCTCTGTCTGCTGCACCTTCGTTTGTGTTTTCTACACAGATAACGGGCTTCTCTCCGTTCTTTAGACACTCTACTGCGAACTTAGCACCTTCTTCTGCCTTTAAAGAGAGCAACACTTTTTTGACAATCTGATGGGTCTGGCTGGCAAATGGAGTGTTGTTAATACCCATATCTCGTGTACCAGGAGTGTGGTTTACTTCTCCCTGATCTTCTGCAGCATCATCGTTCATCTTGTCAATGATGGGGTCAACATAGGTACGCTGAAACTGAATGATGTCATTAAAGAGGCCAATAATCTTGTCGTATTGTTCGTAATGCTTCTTTATGACATCTTCATCCTCAATGCCCTTCCAGTCTACCGTTACACCAGTCATGTTGCGCTCACGACGTATCATCTGACCTGCTTCTGTCAGAGCCTTAGACATTATCTCTTGGAACGTAGCACCACCACGTTTAACGGCATCTATCAACTCGCTAACGGCAACACCTGCCTTACTGATTGCTGTGCGCAGCGAATAAAGAGGCATGTTGTCAGGACGCTTAGCAAATGTAGCACTTATATATGTGATGCCTCCTGCTTTAGTAGAAACATATTGCAAGTAGTTTCCTCTTGCACTTTCTCCACCAGCCAAATGGCTTTCGTCCATTAAGACAATACTATTTCCTGCAAGATTCTCAATTGCATCACGCTTTGCTTGTCCGTTGACATCTGCTTTTGTGGCGGTCTTGTTCTTTCCGTAACTTCGAGCTTTCTTATTGCCGTTCTCATACTCCATAGTACCGTTTCCTACTTGACTATAGGTGGTAATCATGAAGTCGTACTCAGGCGGCAATTTGCCATTCTTGTTTATATATTCAAGAACTCGCTTCTGCTCTTTGTCGCTTGGCAGGTCAAAAAGTACTTCGTCTTTGCCGTCTTTTCTTTCTGTAATACGGGCCTTTATCTTGTCAGAGGCAAGGATAAACGGACGCAAACCATCGCTGTGGATATCCTTTATATCACGGTAAACGCTGGAGAAAAGCTCTGGCTTTGCTGTGAAATATACAGGGGCCTTGCCATTCTTGACAGCCCAACGGATTAATGCTGCACCCTGTCTGCCTTTACCTATACCGGTTTGGTCGCCGATGATAAAGGCATCCCCCTTCTTCATTTGGTGGATAGCAAGTGCTACAGAATCAATCTGCTCTGCTGCTAGTGCTTGATACAGCTCTTCCTTGCTACTATAACCTAGTTCTTCAACAAGGAACTTATCTACGTCCCCTATAGCTTCAAGCGCTTTCTTTACAACGTCAGCCTGCTCTGCTGGCATCTGAGATTGTAAGTCAAACGGATTTGTACTTTGTTTGCGATAAGGAACTTTTTCTGCTCCCAATTCGCGCTTTTGCTCGGGTTGTTTTACTGATAGTCCGGCTCCGCTATCCACAGCGTCTCCAGGAAGTCGCTGAGAGTTGCTTCCTCCGACAGCCACTTCTCCTGTTCCGTTTTCGCTGGATACAGTTTGGCTCCCTCTTGATTGCTCAGATTGATTCCCGCGTCCGTGAAGAAGTACAGGTCGTGTGCCCATTCCTCCATTTGTTTCTGGCTGGGCATTTCCTCCCCCTCCTTCGGCTTTGGCGCTTGCATCGCTCCGCTGTACATCGACGACAGGCTCAGTTGATAGTTGATGTTCTCCTGAGCTTCTTCCGTCCCGCACATTTCGTACTCCCTTTTCATTAGAAGAACTAACATGTCCATTATCAGATAGTCCTCCATTCTGTCCGCTTTCTGCGGTGTGAACACTAGAGGATGTATCTCCGTCGTGTTCCTTGTTACGTAATATGTCATCGTTTACTCGTTTAAATAATTCATCGTATGTCTTAACCTGCTCGGCACGTGCCTTGTCACGTACAGGAGCATATACTGTCGGGTCGTACTTAGGCTTGCGTCCGTTAATGAGAATCATTCTGACGGGATAGCCAGTGCCCTGCTTAGTGTAAAGCGCCTTACCGTCCATGTTGATAACGTCGACTACGTTGTAGGCTTGGTACAGATAATTTAGGAATTGTCTGTCTTTTCCCTGTACGGCACCATTGCGCTTATACTCTGTGTTACCGCCAATGATGATAGCTGCACGGCCATCGTCCTTCATTGCATCGAGGGCATTGAGTGCCATTTGCTGTTCAAGTGACGAAATCTCATATACTCCCCATTCCTTTGGTAATACGCTGCCGAATGGTGGATTAGTGACGATAACATCGTACTTCTTCTTGCCAAACGACTTTGTACCGTCTTGACTGGTAACCTCACCAAATCCCTGCTTCTGTAAGTTGGAGAGTCGCATTTCATCAATGTCGTTGACGTGCATTATCTCCTTTGGCAGATTGATAGTCAGCATACCGTTGCCGGCTGATGGTTCCAAACCACTCTTAGCCTTTTTCTGCGGGTCTACGAACTTGCCCATCAAGAACGCCATCGGTGCAGGAGTAGAGTACTGCTGCTTGTTGATGCGGTCATTGTCTCTTGCGCTTAACGTAGGCTGCCATTCATAGAGGTGCTTGATATGTTCAAACTTCTGTTCATCATTCAAAGCTTCTGTATTGGCAATGTCTCTTGCGACGTTGACAATCTCTGCCTCTACCAACTCCTGCAGGTCAGTCATGCTCATATCATCAAGACCGTATTCCTTGGCTCTCGCCTTTACTCCCTGCATAGTCTTTAAGGAAATGTTACCGTGCATCACTGCATCAAACAATGCCTCGTTGACAAACTTGCTAAAAGCAGCAATCTTATCCTGTCTGTCTGCAAACTCCGCTGAGTCGCCTTCCAGTTCTTCGGCTGGTTTTGCAGCTTCTTGCTGCAAAGATACATCATTTTCTGCTTCGTTGTTCTCCGTTTTGTTAACGTTAACAGCTTGGTCTTCTGCCTTACCATTCTTTAACTTTTCAGCATGTTCACGGAGGCGCATACGCTCACCATCAACGGTGTATTTCTGCTCCCATACTTCACTGATAAAGTCGTTGATAAGGCTATCATCCCAACCAAGAACATCTTTCAGCTTACGGCCAATGGCATCTGCCATCTGCTTACTCCATGCTTGGAAGTCATGAATACCACTCTTGATATAGGCATAACCCACCTTTGATGATACTCTCAACAAGTCGCCAAGGAAAGCACGCTGGGCTTCGTTGGTACCAGTCATCATATCAAATAGGTTCGTCTGTGCCTTGTCGTTGCCTTCAAGACCCTTGCGCATGAACTTACCAAGTACGCTATTGCCCTTGGCATTATTCAAGAAGTCGTCGAACTCCTTCAAGGCTGCATCAATATCTGCCTGGTCTTGGGCTTTGCGTTCCTGCTCGGCTTTAAACTCAGTGGCAGCTTGATTGATAGCTTCCATCGGGTCGGAAGTCTCTTTGCGCAGCTGTTCTCCTACTTCGGCATTATGAAGCTGTGCCTCTACTTGCTCCATGATTGGGCCAAGATTGTTGGCAGGATTCTCCAAAATACCTCTTAACTCAGCAAGGTTCTTTCCTTCGATACGGAAGCGCCCGTCACCAATAGGAATACGACCAGAGACATCATCACGGGTTATCCATGCTCTGCCGGAATCCTTGTCGTAGTGGAATTCATATTGCCACTGGGGACCAGTTGACTTCTGCTCTTCCTTTGGCTGTTGCGCTCTATTATATATACTATTGTAATAGAACTGCGAGATAGCGCTGTTATCTTCGCCCTTCAAGAAGTCTATAGCGTTCAACTTCTCGTCCTCGGTAGCCTCGGTATCAGCCATGATCTGCTCTTCGGTAAGAGGATGAAGTGTTAAATATTCCTCTCGGCTCAAAGATTTTGGCTGATTTTCTTGACTCGTATCAGAATTTTCTGTATCTTTGCCCTCAGAAACATTGTCACCTTGCGTAGGAAGGAGGTCCGGCACAGCTTCTTGCTGTTCAGCTAAGCGCCATTCAGAGCTGTTGGGTGACAATGATTCGTTTTTATACAGCATCTTGTCATTCATCAGCTTGTCTTTCAGCTTGCTCTCTTTTATGATATGCGAGCTAATAGACACCTCCATGCCATCCTGAGAGACAGTAACACTTTCGAAGTGAACGTACTTGGTTCCGTCTGGCTTAACGAATGTTTTAACAAAGATGTATGATGATGGACGCTCATGGAATACGCTATCTTCGCTATCCATTTCTTCAAGCACAATGTCTGGATTGGTAATAGTTTCAAGCAACATACCATACTGCTGCTCTCTTCCTTTTACAAACATCTTCTCTTTCTGGTGCTCACCCATCTTTACGCTTCCGACAGGTGTGCTAACGTTGTTCTGCCAGTTTTCATCGTTAATCTCTATGACGGGTGCGACAGTTGCATGCTCCTTCATTGCTTCTATTGTCGCTACAGCATCCTCTTCTGACATTCCCAACGGCCGTTGTGTAACTGGGGGCGCAAACGGTAATCCACCCGTAGGAATGTCGGCGTTCTGCTCTAAGGTTTCTCCTTCTTCCGGCTCGTAGTTCTCTTGGTTGACAAGAGCGTTCTCTGCTTCAGCTACACGGTTCTGTAACTGGTACTCTGTGAGGTCGTACTTGTCAAGAGCACTACGGAACATCTCTTCCAGCTCACGGCTGATATCCTCGGTGTCGAAACGGTCACCGCTAGACTCCCATACTTGATGTACGAAAGCATCCCATGTCATACCGTCACCGCCATTCTCACGACGGGCTGTAAACATGCTCTGCACCTTGGCGGCATCTTTGCCAATACCCATATCCCAACCAAGAGCCTGACCGAAGGAGTCGGGGTCGAACATGCGACCCTTGCCAAGCCATGAAGAGATAAGTTCGCGGAGGTCACGCCAAGCAGAGAATTCATCGTCGAACAAGTCGCCATAGATAAGCTTAGCCATCTTGATACGCTTGGCATAGCTGGGTACACGTCTGCGGTCAAGCAACCATCTACGACCATCGGCTGTTCCCTTTTTTGCGGCAATATCCTGCAAGTCTTTCTCCGTAATCTCTTCTGCCTTGCGGCGTTCCTCTTCTTCCTTGGCGATAAGGCCTGACACCTTCTGAGTGTGTGCAGGTTGTATCTCTTCTGCTTTCACACCTGCCTGTAATGCGGCATTGAGTATTTCGTCAGCCTTCTTCTTGCTCGTAGCCTGGCTCATCTGCTGAATGAAAGGCTGCGGGTCAACGTAAGGAGGATTGAGTTCAAGATAACGTGCCTTTACCTTATTATAATAGTCAACGATAGCCTGCAGACGCTTCTGCTCCATAAGGTCTTCCGGCTCAAAGTCGCCATTCTGTATCTTCTTGTTAACCTTGTCAAGCTGCTTCTGTGCCTTGTTGATGTTGGCCTGCGACATCATGTTAACGTCCCAACCATCTTCCTGCATGTCGTTGATGGTCTCGTCGATGCTCTGCTGTCCTTCGTGATACAGCTTGGCACCCGTCTTTTCGTCTACAGGAATCTGTGCGGGTTGCTGTTGGAGCTGTTGTGTAGTATCAGCGGCAGGAGCGGGTGCCGAAGGTTCGTTTGCTCCAGTAGCATTCGCGCCACCTGCCTCACCTCCGACATTCTCGCTCTGTACCTGCTGTTGTGGTGCCTGTTGGTTCAATGTGCCATTGGGGTCGATAACCGTTGTTACGTTTTGACCAAGACGTTCACGCTCCATTTCCTCGAACTGGTCAAGGTTATAAGCGTTTCGTCCTATCGTATAGCCATCTGTATCACTTAACTGCACAAATTCACCCGTTGCATCATCAAATCCTATAATCAATCCAGAGGCGGAGTTGGTTATCTGTCCTTGCGAATTTGTAGTGATATCACCTGATACTAGGGTGTAGGTATTTGTACCATTGGTAATAGTCAGCACATTCTCGGTATCTGGTTGACCGTTGATTTTTCCTTTGAAAGTATGACGTTCACGTGACTTTTGTGCCTCTTTATCAATTGCCTTTGCAGCTTCATTAAGCATACTTTCATAACGTGCCTTGGCATTATAGTAGTCAACCATAGACTGACGCTGTTCTGGTCTGAACGTGGTAAGCGAAGCGATAATTTCCTGCGGGGTGAGTTCCGCCTTCTCTCTACTTTCCACTTCTTGTTTCAGGTCCTCGTCCTTGTCAAAAGCTGCCTGACGTGCTGCTTGTGCCGCATTCCATTGGTCTTGAATAACCTTGCCTACATTATTCTGTGGGTCGATTGGCTCTTCTGTGCTGACAACTTTTTCTACGACCTCCTGTCCTGCATTAGCACCCTTTTGCTGCTCATGCTCTACATGAACTTCATTGGAAGGGTAGGCTAGCTGCTCCAAGAAGTCGCGTGCCTGGTCTTGCATCTGCAAACCTTCCTCGTCAAGCTGCATGGGGTCTTGCTCTGCCAGCCACTTGACTGTGCCAGGGGTCCAGCCATTTTGTGCTTCAAACTCTGCAATCGCGGCCTGCGTTGCCTTCGCTTTCTCGACAACTTTGTTGAGTTTGAACTCTTGGAACTGCTTGCCAAGGGTTGTGTTTGGGTCATTCATCTGGGCTATAGCCTCTGCTTTGGCTTCTTCGCTAGTCCATGTGCCACTGTTCAGGCCCAAGAACTCGTCGATGATGTCATTAGCTTCTGAGAAACTAAGCTTAGTGCTCATGCTCAGATAGTCCTTATAGTCTTGATGCTGCTGTTGCATCTTCAACTCGCCTTCATAAGCTTTGGCTTCTTCCTCGGTGTCGAATGACTGCTGGCTGATAGTGTTGCCGTACTTGTCGGTTGATGTTACCTGCCATTGCTTCTTTCCATCTTCTCCAGTAACTTCTTTAAGAGAGGAAAACTCCATGCGAGGCTGATAATCCACCATTTCGGCACCTTCTTTCTCCAAAACGGCCTGCGTATATTTCAGAATGGCCTTTTTTCCCTCTGGAGAATAGACTGACGCATTTGTTTTATTACCGTATTTGTCTCTCTGCTTACTACTTCCCAGAATATAAGTGAGTGAATTCTTTAGTTCGCGAGGATCGGTGTAGGAATTGTCTATCATTGATTTAATATCTCCCCACAATTCGTCACCGAATAGCTTTGCGTTTGCTTCGCTGACCTTATCAGGGTTGTAGTTAATCTTATGACCTACAAATCCTCCTGTATGAAGGGCTGACATAAAACCACCCATCAGGGCAACGCCACAGAAAGTATCAATATTCTGCTGTAGATTGAACACACCAGTATCTTCTTTTGTATCAAAGGTCATGTCACCAACAGTAGCTGCGTTGGCGATATTTCCAATAACCTCTTCAAGATACTCATTACCTACACCATGCCACTGTGTTTTCTTGGCAAAATCTGCTAGACCTTGCGAGAAAGCACCGATTCCTTTTCCTGCAACCAGCTCATAGATAAACTTCTGTGCTTTGTTAAGGCTTACACCCTCAACGCTTCCAGTTGCTTTAAGCATTTTGCGCCCAGCCTTACCAATAACAGCCTTTCCAATGACCTTTCCAAAGTAATCACTCAGGAAACCGAAGTAATTTCCGGCCATTTCTGACCAGTTCTCAATACCGGTATTGGTGAATGCCTTAACAAAAGCCATCAATGGCTCTTCCTTGGTGTTTGGCTTAATGCCATTAAAAGTAATATCTCCGTTTGCATCTACGCCGATATTGACTTCTCCCGTCATTCTGCGTACTGCATCGGCTGCGGTTCTTGCAATTCCTGTTGTTGAAGCCATTCCATAGGCTCCTGCTATGTCTGCTACGGCTCTTGTGGCTATCTTGCTGGCAACAACACTCTTGATGTGGTCTCTTACCCACTTGCTACCATAACGCTTAACGGCATATTTTGTAAGCGTCTTCGTTGCTGCCTCTCCCAATCCGCTTAGTGGATTCAGAGCCATTTCAAGCATGAACGGGAGAGATTCGCCAGTTACCATACCAGCCTTTGCCCATCCGCTTAACTGCTCGTTATATTGCCCACTGACAGCATTATTATATGCCCAATCATTCAACAAGGCTTTCTCGTTTTCAGAAAGTGGTTGCCCATTATCCTGTTTCATGATGGCCTGCATGATGGTATAGCTTCTGTCAAACTCATTTATACCAAAATCCCATGTATCTTTCTTCGCTGCAGTATTCCAAACGTTGCGGGCTGCTGTAACGAGGCCAAGATTGCCAATTCCGCCTTGCTGTTCGTAGCGATATTCATTGAGCAAGTCCATACTCTCCTGAACAAGGTCGCGACGGTGCCCAAGCACGTTTTCTTCTTTTGCGATGTCTTGCAACTCCTTACCATAAGCGCCAATACTCTCTTTTATCTGCTGCGATGAGGGTACAATGCCTATAACAGAAAGTGGATGGGTGACGTTATCAACGAAGTCAAAGAACTTGTCGAGGAAGGACTTGTCGCCTTCTGCTTTTTCTCTTCTGGCCTTCAGCTCTTCATATTGCCTATAGATGTCGTTCAACGACTTTTTTCCTTGTTCTTCTATCGAGCCAATAAATCTCTCATTGTTTGTAAGCTTTCTAAGCTCCTGCTCGGTGTCGTTGTACTCCTTTGCAAGTTGTGAATACTTCTGTCTGTCTGCTTCGCTGACCTTGTGCAAGCGTCCTTCCAGGTCTACCCAATCATGCGGAATCTTGTCCATTTCCTTTTTCAGGTCGTCTCGACGTTCAAAAGCATCTCTGATACGACGGTCTATATCTGCAAAATACAAAGCGTCCATGTCTTGCTGTCTCTTGTTGGCGTCAACCATAACGTTGTACCTCTCGGCATTGGAGGTAATATAGCCTCCATTATCCTCAACAACGCGTCCTTTTCTTCCTAACTCTGGCGCTTGTCCCAGCGATTTCTCTTGATAAGTTAGCGCATCGGCCTCCCTTTGGTTAATCGGAAGTGCAGCATTAAAGGCAGCATTCTCCCCTTGGTTTGCAGTAATGTCAAAGGCCCACTGTTCTTGCCATGTTGGTTTGTATGGCTGATTGGCTTGCGCTTGTTCTGGCTGTGGGGCAATCTGTGGCTGCTGTGCAACCGTTTGCGCAGGTGCTTGCTGAGGCTGTTTTTTCTGCTGTCCTTCCAAAACTGCATCAGGGAACTGGCTCAGAAAGCCTTTACGCTCACTGACTGGAATGTCATACGTGTTACCGTTTGCTTGGTATGCTACAGTAGCATTTGGGTTGTCCTTCTCGAAGTTGGCTACTACGTTCTCTGGAATGTCGTAGGTCTGACCGTTAAGTTTATATACTGGCATAATGTTATTATTTTCTTATGTATTGACTATAATCGGTAACGTTACTTGAACTACTATTTGCCCTCATGTATTGGCTATACGGATTTTCTCCTGCAAACTGACCACCTCCCCATGCCGTCTGAAACATTGGCTGTGGCTTATTCTCTTCCCGCATTAGCATAGCGCCCGTTCCTCGTGTATCGTTCTCATACTGCCAGTTGAAGTTGTCGCGCATATAGTCGGATGCTTCTCCGTTCTCTGCAATGACTTCTTCCACGATTCTATTGCGCACGTAATCTGGATCAGCTTTAGCGCCGACACCTAATTCGGCCATGCGCTTTTTGAATTCATCTTGCTTAATCCATCCTGCGGTTTCAAAATCCTTGTATGCCTGATTCATTTGTGCCTGTGGAATGGAACGCCCAGGTACATGCATCTTTCCATAAGGAGATTTAACTGGGAAATTTCCTTTTGAAGTACCGCCATTGGCTTCTATTTCTTTGTGGTGACGGATGGTTTCGGCAAGTCCAGCTCTAGTATTTGCCTCTACTGCTCCATGATGGCGACGTGTTTCTTTGTCCTGACGCTCCCAACGTTTCTCGTTTGCCTTCTGTTTCTCGCGGTTGAACTTAGCAGTCTCGTCATATTGTCTCTGTCTTTCTGCGAGGTCTGCAGCAGCTTTTGCGGCATTAAACTTATAGTTTCGCTCGTCTTTAGATTGATTATAGTTGAACTGCTGTTCCCATCGTCTCTGCTCTGCATCCTGCTTGGCTTTAGCCTGCTGATAGGCAAGATACTGCTGGTTGGCTCTGTCGCGCAAAGCCTTGCCTTTCTCGTATCTAGCCTGCTCTTCCAATACGGGGTTGTTGAACTGCTGTACAGGAGCATAGCCTACGGTATTAGCTATGTTTCCGATATGTCGGAGAGCGTCAGCAACGGCAAGAATGCGGCGATTGGTCATGCTGGCCTTGCGAAGATTGTCTTCATCCTCTTGTGAGGTATAACCCATAGCCCTTGCAAGCTCTTCCATAGAGGTAATGGGCTTGTTGTTCTGCTGCTGTTCCTGCTGTCGTTCTTGTACAAAGTTCTGTTTATGTTCCTGCGGAGTAGTATTGTTCCGCTGTATAACAGTAGGCTTGTTTATTGCAGCACGGATATAAGGCTCTGTGACTGGTGTACGGAAAAGGTTCGGAGTCGTGTTCGCAGCAGCCTTCCCTTGTGCGAATGCTTGCACGTCAGGATTTGCAGTTGTATATGCTACTGGCTGTTGCTGTTGAACCGCCTCCTGTGCTGCTGCCCTGCCTGCATAAGGATTGGGCGTAGGCTGTGGCATAAGCGGATATTGCTTACCGTCTGGCATGGTAATCATGCGTTGGTTATTGTTTGCCATATCTTATTTCTTCTTTATATTATTATCCTTGTCAAGGTAGTATTTGTCATAGCCAAGAAACATATTTGCCTCGGCAATACGACGTCTCTTCAAGCCTACTAGCGGTTTACCTCCTGCATTGACCCATTTCACTATCTGGTCGGTGATTTCTTCGTCAGGATCATCTGCAACAATCTTCTTCAATAAGGTAGAATTCCTAAAAGCACCCTCGCCAAGATTGAAATTCCACGAAACCAAGGCATCAAAGCACTCTTGTCTGAAATTGATACCCAGCTTGTTCAGCGTGCGCTCAATAGGCGCAATATCCTCTATCAGCAAGTCCTCTGCACGCATCTTGTCTATCACCTCGTTAGGCTTTACACATTTCGTATGCCCGTAACCTATAGTAAGAACTCCTGCAGGGCACTTGTAAGACTCTAGGCGAAGACCTTCAAAGTCCTTGATAAGCTGTAAGCCATTGCGGCTCGTCGTCATCTTCTTCATAACTCCTTAGTTATCGTCCTTGTCCAGAATGGTGTTGTGATTTACTTCTTCGCTCTCTTCGCGCCACTTCTTCACGAAGTCGAACTTCTCGATATATTTCACGCTCAAAGTGTAATAGCAGATGTCGAAAAACCTATGCCAGGCAGTACCCTTCGGAGCAATATGCCGCAGATTACGGAAGATATTCGTTCCAAAGATATACACCGCGATATAACACAGTATCTTCACCACCGCCACGGCCTGTTCATGCTCACCCATCAGGTGACCGATGATAAATGCCATGCAGGCAATCAACAAGAAGATGGCAACGTACACAAAGAACATCAAAGCCTTCTTGGTACTCCACTTCTCTTCTTTCATCCTATCTGCCAAAAGACCAATAAGAAAATTCACACCAAACAGAATCAACATCGCATACATGAAATTCTGTATCGGAGCAAGCAGAGTGGCTATAGCACCTACCGCATAAACTATTACTGTCTTAATATCGTCCATAACACTATCTGAATTTATATTTCAACACAACATAAATGAGCAAGCAAACCAAAAGAGACATAGCAAGCTCGCCAAACGCTATCTTCTTCTCTTCCCACCACGTCAAAGGCTTCTCTACCTCAATAACCTGGGGAATAGTATCACACCTCATAAAGGTGTCACGCTCTACAACCATACGAATACGGTCTTTATAAATGGTCTTGAACTTCTCTACCCATACAGTATCACCCTTCTCGTGAACAAACACAGAGTCCAAACACCAAATACTATCACGCTGAACAAAGGAATCGGTCTTGTAAACGTACTCGGTATGCACCTCCGGGACTGTAACAACCTTAGTAGCACAAGAACTAAGCAATAATACCATTATAAGGCTTATCACCACTACCAAATACGTTAAAAGAAACCTATATCCCTTCATAATAATCTGATAAATTGAAAGTCCATGTTACTTTTTCGGGTGGTAAGTACCCCCACCATCACCAGAATTAGGATGCTCAGCAAACCAAGCATCTATCTTCTCACGCAAAGAGAGTAAAATGTCCCTGTGAATACGGTCTACCTCGCCTAAAGCAGTCCTATAGGCATCTAACATCAAACCATCAGTAATGTCACTGACCTTACGCTGATATGATATGTTCTCCTTCTTCGTCATAATGTTAGTCTTATGTTACTTAATGGGTAACTAGTACCCCAGGGGTCAAAAGAGAATTTCTGTCTGTGCTTTATTCTACTGTACCTTGTTCGGGTGGTCATGCCCCCGCCCCCCTTTGGGTCGCCATCGTCCCACCTCATCACATCTGCATCGCCTTCCGCCAGTCGTCAACAGTTCCCGTCATGCCACTAGCGGTCGTTATCACTTCCTTGCTAGAGTCAGGTGTACCATTTATTATCTCTCCCCCGTTACTGCCTCCGTTTAGATTGGGTTTTGCAGTGGATGATGCTTGGCTTGCAGCCCCTGCCATGCTTATAAGGGCATTGGATGCTCCTTGTGCGGCTTGGGTGATGTTTTGCGCACGCTGTTGCTCTCTCGCCATGTCCATCTGAGCGTAGCGTTCTTGTGCTTGGCGGTGCATATTGTCTACATTGTCCTTTCTAGCGGTGTCTGTGGCTGCGATATTAGCAATAGTGTCGCCTACCATCTTGTTACCTGCCTCCTTTGCCATTGCCGTAGCTGCATCCGTGCCACCTGCAACGGCTTGCGCCCCTGCCGCCTTCTTCCAGTTCTCCTTGGCATACTCTTTGGCTCTTCTGGCAAGGTTCTGCCCTGCTGCGGTATCAACGTAATTCTCGTTGTATCTACGCTTGTACCACGCTTCCTCTTTTGCCTCCTGCTGTCTTTGTCTGCGCTCGGCTTCCTTGGCAGCCTCTGAGGACTTTATTCCACCGTAGAGGGACGAAGCAAGACCAGCTGCCGCCAGTGCGCCAACGATGAATTCTTTGCGGTTTGGAGCAAAGATATTGCCCATTCCTAAAGGCTGATTGACATACTTTGTTACCATATTGTTACATTTTTATGTTCTTCTTTGGATGAAATGCCAAATTTAAAGCCATTTCGACGGGTTTTGTGTGAACCTTGCAGGACTCAGACCCGACTATTTTCACTGGCTCTTCATGGGCGCAAATATAGCAGAAACAGTGAATGTGTTTTCCGTTTCTGAAAGTGTTTTATAATTTTAACAATTGTGAATGTGTGCGGAAATGGGCGCAAATTCTCCCCTCATCTCTCCCCTTTCTCTTTCGTCAACATTCTTTACTTTTCTTGTATTTTTGTAACTGCTTGGTACTTTGGATTTTAGTTTCTTTTATGCTATAAGGGCAAACACAACTATTTTGTCATGTTTTATTACCACTCATACTTATCTGTTAACGAATTCAAATAAAAGGCTTGTCTTTCTAAACAAACCTTAATATAATTGCATATATGTAACTAAAATGGTGTTGAGTTGTTGAAATGTTAAAATATAGGGTTGATTGGTTTGGTTATACAGCTGATACAGTTGTGTACTAGCTTATCTCGTGAGTGTATTAGCTGTATAATGGAGTGTTATTAGCTGTATAAATGAAGAAAAGGAGAGCGTTTTTGTTTGCTCTCCTGGTATTTGTTGGTATAGTTTAGTCTTTTATTCTATTCCCTTGTCATCGTGTACTTGTACTGAACCTATTATGCTTCCTGCCGCCGCTCCTATGCATGCAAGTATTATCTTCCAATCTGCTATACCGATATAAAACAGCTGAATGCACAATGATGCAATGCATATAACTGTACATATAGTCGCAAGTACTACTGATGTTGTTTTGTGGTATTCAGGTGCAACGAACGAACCTGCAAGGACAAATACTGCTCCCATTACTACATTATATATTAATTCATCAATAAGGCTGAACATTCCGTAACCCAGTACTGGATTAAACATCTTGTCCACAAACCGCACAATTATAGAAGCGAGACCACCTCCAACTACTGCTGCAGGAAGAACAGCAATCCATCTTAGTATTTTCATAATAGTTTTGTTTTAGGTTCTACGATACTGCAAAGATAAGGAGATTATTTGAGAAAAACAAATGGATCCAAACGTTTTTTCGAAAAAATAAGAGGAAGAGCGTTTATTGCTCCTCCTCCTGCTTAGAGAACACTATCTTTTTGCCGCAATGAGGGCAAGTGATGGTGTTTTGACGTTCTTCCGTCTTTACTGGCTCAAATAGTTCTACTACATCGCATCCGATTGCGTTTGCTATTCTTGTCAGCACATCTACTGACGGATTTGAGTCTACTCTCTTGCCTTTATACATTTTCCCATTTATTTGTTGGGACAAGGCAGTAGGAGTAATACCCATCTTGGCGGCTACTTGTCTCACCTCCAAGCCATGCTCTTTAATTGCTCGTTTGATGTTTAGTGCCATAATCAAAGTTATTACTCGGTGCAAAATTACACAATTTTCTCTAATCAAAGCAATGAATTTGATTAAAAAATCTTAAAATTAAGCATTTTCTTTGATTATTTCATTGCCAATCAAATTAATTGCTTTAAATTTGCAGCAGAAAAAGGTAACGAGTTGTGAGTATCCTAGAAAGCAACGACCCACATTAGAGGTAGGTTCTTTGACAGACTGGCACAAAAATAGGAGAGGACAGAAAGAATGGCGAGCCAAACTGCCGAGACCCATTCTGAGGCTGTTGACACAAAGGCAGGTGTAAATTACTCCCGTAAGTCTTTCGTATCGTGAGACACGTTAGATACTGCGCAATGCTGAGGAAACCACCTTAAAGATGCCTTTGTAGAGTGATATGTTGTAATGCCCCATGTTTAGGCATGAGTGTTCAAAGGCACTATAAATATGCAGATGACAACTTTATTGTTTAACAATTTAATTATAGGAGATTTAATTATGTTATGTAGTAAGTTAATTATCGCCTTGTGCGATACGGACGAAGAAGTGAACAAGTTCGTACATTTCAATCAGAGAGAGTCAATAGTAAGGTATATGCAGGATTTTTGCATGGGGTACAAGCATATTTGCGGTACACCAAGGCAAAATGCCAATTATCTTATGGTAGATGTGCAACTGGATGGTGCAGTTCCAGACTTGATGTTTGAGCACCGTTCAAGAAATCATATAGACCATATATACGGCTACATCATGGAAGAGCCTGCAACGCTTACTGGAACTGTCAAGTAATTTAGACCGACTTTTATAAAAGATAATTAAAGAACCACCAACGTCGGGGCGTCCTGCTGATGGCTTGTGTCGTATTCAAGTGCATCTACCTTTCAAATAGGGGCAGGACAACAATTTATTCACTAAATACAAATGCTTATGGAAAGACTAACAAGTTTTGAAGTATTACTGGTTATTGCCAGTGTTATTTCTTTAGCGAGAGGGTTTATTTGGTTTATCAACGAAGTTTATTTGAAGAAGCTATGAGAATTTTCAAGATTAAGCGGCAGGGTATTGTATATAAGGTATACGAAGCCCTGCAAGACTTTAGCGGTCTTATTACTGGATGGAAGCTAGTTGGTAGTTCTTTCTATGAGTGGCATGCTGACAACTGGATAAAGTTACAAGGTAGACATTTTAACCCACAGACAGACCGAGTAATGAAGACTTGGGATGGATACGGAAGATACATGAAGTCAAACTATAATTATTAAAGGTATGAAACGTACAACTATTAAGAGCCTTACTTTAGAGGCCAACGAGATTGAGAGTGCAGATTACATGGATATTCTTATCCTTGATGTAGTTAACGGCAATTTCAGCCAGTTACACGAAAGACTGGGTAGTATGAGCAAGAAAGACCTACTAAAGGTCTTGAACGATGTTACATGGAACCTATACGGCAATGAGGGATATGCAAGTGAAGAACTGATGAAGATACACAAGTATGCCTACAATGCTTTAAGCGACAAACTATAAAGGTAGACAAGTTAAAGGCTTGGTGCAGGGTTCAACTCCCTGCTACCTGCAATCATTTATTCACTAATACTTATTTATTATGACAAACAGAGAAATGTTAGAGAGTGCGTTGAAGAGAGTAAACACGCTCTTAGGTATCAACGGAAAGTTATACCACGATAATACTGGTTGGTTTATCATTGAGAAAGGTTTGGTATTAACACAATCTTCTTTGCCTGCAGGAGAGTTACTTGCTTACCTGCATGGAGTTGAAGCAGGGTTTAATTTTAGCAAGAAATGAATATGAAGAGATTAATTCTTTCGGTAGTGCTAGCCTTAATGGTTGGCACTCCCATCTTTTCCCAAGATGTAAAGAGAGAGGGCAACACGTTTGTACAAGTACAGAGTGATACGGTATCTTTGAAGAACGATACTAAGACCAAGTACACCTACAAGGCAAAGGACGGCAGGGAATATCCCATCTACCTTTCGAAGAACGGAAAAGCGTTCATTGTCCGAGTGAGTAAAAAGAGTGGCAAGGAGTACAGACAGTACTTGCCACAAGTGACAGAGCAATTAAACAACAAGTTATGAGAGGTTTAAGACTTAACAAGAATTGGTTGTATCATCGTTGGCACGATTTAGCAGGTCAGCACTACAGAGCAAACAATGCTACAGAGTTTTTAATTTGTATCAGCAATGCTGCAAGAGTTTATAACACATATTTAAAGATAGGAGGTAAGCAATGAAACCTTTGAATTTAGACTACCTTTTTAAGGTACAGAAGTACTGCGATAAGATTTCGCAACAAAAGGAATTCGGTTATAACGAAGAATTAGCCGAGTGGGACGATACACCAATGGGACGCATCGGGGCGCAGTTAGGTTGTATAGTCGCTTCTATTGAGGAAATCTACGAGATATGGACAAACGAGACAGACAGAATAATGAATAACGTTCACATTTAGGGCAGATCCGTTAAAGGCGGTGCAGGATAGTTCAAGCCTATCTTGCCCACAATATATGTTTCACTAAATTCTAACGATTATGCAAAGAATGATTACAATTGAGGGATTGACATACGTTTGTAATGTTTCCCATGATGATGAAAACGAGTACTGGAGTGTTGCCAATGCTAAAGAGTTGGCAGAGTTCCTTGCAAACAATGGTTATAAGGTTGTTTCCACCTATTGCGAGGGTTGTCCGCAACAAGTTGTAACAAAGAAGAATATCCGTATCTTCAAGGGCGAGATGTACTTTCTTAACCAGTGTGAGGGAGATTTGATAGAATGGGTCGCTAACTCAATGGTTAACGATTTCACTAACTACTACGACAAAGTGCTATTCAATACTGAGGACGGCTTTGTCGCAGCGTACAGAGACGATATTAACAACAACTGGAAATTCTAACGACTATGAGTACAGAGTTTTTTAACCGACTGCAAGAGGGCTTTGAAGAAGAACTTGCGGAAATCATCCAAGACGATTGCTTGGACATTGTTTGTGATGAAAAGGTAACGGCAAAGGACTTTGCGCATTATGTTGTCTACCTTTCCAAAGTATTGAGCGTTTCTTCCATTGTGGAGGACGAATACAAGGGAATGAAGATTAAGATACGGAACGTGTATAAAGGCTCTGTATCTGTTTCCTCTGACGATTGTACTGGAGTCAGCCGCACACTTTATTATCCTTTCCCATACAGAAAGGACGAGGACGATTTGTTTGCAGCGTGGCTTACACTGGCACAGATGATTAACGAAGCGTGGTATCAATGTAACAACTAACGACTATGGCAAAGAGATTTCAGTATCAACTATGTGGAAAAAGGCTCAACGGCAAGACAGAGGTACTTGCCGAGCCAGTCTCCATTACCTACGCATCATCATTCATCAAGAACCAACGTAGGAAGTATGAGAAGTTAGGCTTCATGTATTTATTTGCATTACCATTACAACCACAATTAAATTCCAAACAGCTATGAAGATCGATTATAACCAGTACACACCGCTAGACGGGGCAGGAACTATTCTCAGTCCTGCATACAAATGGAGAGTTGACGAGCGTACAGAGTTGTGCCACCATATTTCGCAGGCAGGAAACCTTTTCTACTTGATGTCCTATGGTGGATACGTTATCCGCTCTATAGAGACAGAGAAGATTAAGCGTATAGAGATTGGCGATTTGGTTGTTACAATCAAGTATAACCATTTCGACAAATACCCATTTCAGGCATCCTACGACAAGGTAGACGGTACACATATCCAAAACCATGGCTGCAAGGAGTTTGGATGCATCCTAGACGAAATCAGACAATTAAGTAATTAACTAACAGTTGCGCACGACACGTATCTAGTGCATACTACTATGAAACAAGAAGAAATGATGAAGCAGGAGTTGGAAAACAACTGCAAGAAGCACGGCAAAGAGTTATTAGGACTCCTACAAGCATACGACCTCGCAGTACTGGCTAACGATATGCAGGAAGAGCGTATCAAGGAGTGTTATAAAGAGGTATTGAAAGAGCATGCTTTCTACTCCATCCGTGATTGTTTGGATATTAAGAAAGGAGACCGTATAACAGACAACGAGGATGCGTTTTGTATGTCTGCGGATGATTTCAAGCTATACAACGAGACATACAGCACAGAGAAGCTGTGTGAGGCTGGCATAACAGACGAGAAAGGCTATTATATCACAAATACCTTTTCCATTATGTGTAATGCCCGAAGAGATTTGGTAGAATATATTACGAATAATATCGTACCAAGTGGGATGCGTATGGATGTTTGGCGCAATCGTGAGAGGTTGACCGTACAAGATAAATTGATAAAGATTACCAAGGATGCGTTTGGTATCGCTTCCTAATTGCCCTGCATGGTGCTAGCCGAGGTTCGTTTCCTCGGCAGGGTACAAACAATTATTCACTTAAAAGTTAAGATTATGACAACAGAAATCTACAAAAGTGTCACTATCCGAAAGTACGGAGAGTGTATCGGAGAGGGTATTTATCCCATCTGTTTTACGGATGATTTGGAGAATACTAAAGAGCGTAAAGCCATCCTGCATGATTGTTGGCAGGATGCACGAAAGTACATTGACAGAATTAAAGGTTAAGACTATGACAACAAGAACTATTAATGGCATCCAGTATGAGGTTTACACCGATAAGGACTGGTGCAAGGACAGAAATTTGTCGGTTGAGGTAGGGCAACTGATTGAGCCATCCGTGTACTATCAGCTATTGAACGCACTACCACCGAAGCGTAATGATGACCTATTTCAATGTGGAGAGCCTTACTCCCACGACTGGAATACTGGTTTGCCACTCTTTAAGACATTCGAAAGGATGGATGATAACTATTACAAGTACATTGGACTGATGCACTAAACATTTCTAGGGTATGAGTGTACAAGAGCAATTCTATCAGCGTTCATGCGCTTTCACAAAGAATTATGACGAAGTTTTGCCCTATTTGGGTAATCCTAACTATGAGGTAGGTAACACCTACCATGACAACGGACTATTCGACACATATTATATTAATGCAATTTGATTATGGATGCAAGTAAATTCCAGATTGTTGAGGACATGAGCGAGGTGCGCTCAGTTTTCAAAGAGATTTTTGAGGGAAAGACCCTAGGCACGGATGATGTGAAAATGGGAACTTTCTCCAGTAGTGTTTGTGCAGCTAAGATTGAGGGCAATCAGATCACATTCTGTCTGCCTTTCAATGGTCCTATTACTTTGCTTTGTGAGATACTGAAGAAACACAAGTATAACAGAAGCAATACCATATTTTGCAAGTGCGAGGTGAACGACGATAACACTATTGTCGTTGCTACTTACTACACCAAGGAATTCAAGATGTTTGACTTTTAACAACGATTTATTATGGATTTCAAAGATATTATCAAAGCCCATCTAGACAAGATGGCAGCGCAAGACCCTGCATTTGCAGAGCGTTACAAGGACGAGAAGAAGAGTTTGGATAAGTGCATCCAGTATATCACCTCGCAGGCCAAGAAACAAGCCAAGGGCGGTTGTGCAGCCATTGAGGATGCAGTTGTCTATGGTTGGGCGGTTCACTACTACCAAGAAGAGAATATCGAGGTGGAGAAAGCACCAAAAGCCAAGGTTGCTACTCCCAAGGCTGACAAGCCAAAGGATATTAAACCTATCAAGGCTCTTGTTAAGGACAAGGATACTAATAAGTGTGTTCAGTTGGATATGTTTGCAGATTTTGGATTATGAGGCCAAGGAATAAGTATGAAAAGAGGGTAGCGGAGATTAACGCTACTCTCTTTGAGGATATTGCCGAGAGCAACGTCCAGTTAGTTAAGGAAGCCTGCAAGGGTTGGGATATGCGTAACTTCTGTTACTTCACGGTACACTCCAATATGCGGGAGTTTATGGTTAAGAGGCTCTATCGTGTGTATAAGTTCACGGATAAGAACACCGACCATTTCTTTTTCGTTGAGATTATCCGAGAGTTTAACGATGGTGAGAAGAAGCTATACTTTGCCAAGCACAGACAGATGGGTGGTTATTATGATTGCTTCACTTATTCGTCAGACATTGAACTGCGTGGGATTTATACCAACTACGCAGGCTATGACATCACGGATTTGTTCTCCCTTTCGATGGATTCTTACTCCGAGGATAACACCTGCGAGAGAATTAACTGCGTGAAGATTGCTCCAAAGGAACTGGCAAGGGTTATCAAGAATAATCCAGTAGCCGAGAACCTTTACAAGAATAATGATAGATTATTTGACTTCCTGCTTTGGGCACCACACCCCAAGGAGGTATGCAGGGCTATTACACTGGCGAAGCGACATGGTTTCATCTTTGATAACGTTACTACTCCAGTATGGTTCGATATGGTACGTTCTATCATCTATTGTGGCAAGGACTGGCACAACCCAGTATTTATAGCACCTGCCAATCTCATGTAAATGCACGATAAGTTTACCAACATGGAGTATCGCAAGCGTGAGCGTGACAGAGAGGAAAAGAGGCGCAGGAGAATAGAACTGGAGAATATCCGCCAAGAAGAAGCAATCAAGAGACAACTGGAGGAAACAAAATCTATCAACGAGACTTATATCAAGCGTAGAAAGCGTTTCTATGACATGGTTCTGACTGACGGACTGATAGAATGTCGTGTTCTTCGTGATGTGAAAGCCTTTGAAGAAGAGGGTAGGACAATGGATCATTGCGTATTCCGCTGTAAGTACTACGAAAAACCATACTCGCTGATACTCTCGGCAAGGATAGGTGATGCAAGGGTAGAGACTATTGAGGTTGATTTGAGCAAGTACACTATCAAGCAATGCTACGGAAAGCATGACCAGTTTACAATGTATCATCAGCGTATTATAGACCTCGTAAACTCTGAAATGAACACCATTAAGGCATACAACAGAAGACGTGTTAAGAAACAAACTAAGATAGCCGTATGAAGAGACTTATATATACAATCCTACTGATTATCCTATTCTTGATAGGACTATTTTGTTAAACCATAAGAGCTGCGCTATCGGCATGACGGGCAATTATTATGAAAAGAAAGAAGTTATCATTTGACATTCTCTTCCTAAAGACTGACGGAAGAACGATACTGGAGTGCAGACAGACCACGCACAATACAATGGACGAAGCCAAACACGAAGCAGAGTTATATAAGGCATGGGCAGAGTGCCATTACGGATGCAAGGTCGGGTACAATATTTCGGAGTATCAGACAATAAACAACATCAGATTACGTTAGATATTTAACTATGGAAGAAGAACAGAAAACGCCAAAGCCTAAAGGCGGTGCTCGACCAGGAGCAGGAAGAAAGCCAAAGGGTGGGGTAGGTACTGAGCATGTCGGTGTCCGCCTCAACAAAGAGTATATACAAATAATAAAGGAGAACTACGACAATTTTTCGACCTTTGTCGATAAGGCTGTCAAGAACCAACTAATAAGGGAGGGACTTATCTAGTCTCTCCCTTTTTTGTGTCCTTATCCGACCTTTGCACCTTTCATTGACAAGACCTTGGCGACCTTTCCGATATTTGCCATTGTCTCTACTATCTTCTTGTCCATGACCTTTGCATAGGTCTTTTCTGTCTCTCTGATTGTCGAGTGTCCTAGGATATGCTGAACAATATGCATGGGCACGTCGTCCTCATTGATTAGCAGTGTCGCACCAGTATGTCGTGCCCAATGGGTCGTTACTGGCTTGTTTATCTTGGCATACTTGACCGCTGCTTTGAGATAAAGATTGTACTTTACGTTGCTAATCACTGGCAGCTTGTACTTGTACTTTTTCAGAATATCCATTGCCGGTTTCAGCAGGACTACCGTAAAAGGCTGATTGGTCTTTACTCTAGTCGACCTATACACAACCATCCCATTCTCTTTGGTACATTTTTTGTAGTCAAAAGCCTCTAGGTCTGAATAACCCATGCATGTGTATGTTTGGAACACAAAGACATCTCTTACTCGTCCTAGACATTTGTCGTCTATTTGGCATTCCTCAAAGGCATGGAACTCTTCGGGTGTCAGGTGTCGTTGGATCCCGTCCTCTTCTCCTTTTCCTATCTTTAATAATGTGTATGGGTTTTTGCTTATAAGGTTCTCATTGAAAGCCTGTGCGACAAATATCTTCAGTATCTTGTGATAGTTCCAACGGCTGCACTCCTTTAGCCCTCTGTCTTTAAGGCAATCATCCATTTTCTGAATGTTCCTCTCTGTGACATCGGCAAAGTAAACGATACCGTTCCACTCTTCCAGAAAGTCAAGCACGACATCGTACCTCTTCTGCGTTCCTCTCCTTAAACATTTCGACCTCTGCGCAGCTTTCTCTTTCATATACTCTAAGAACGTTTGCTTTTGGCTAAGCCTATCCTTTAGAATATTCGGGATAGCATTTATGTCAACGGTGTCCTCTTCCATCATCTTTGTAATGATGACGTTGCATTTCTTTACTAGGCTCTGCAACTGGCGGTTAAGTTCCATCATGTCCTCTCTGCCGGTTACAGAACCGTTCTTCCACTCTTTTGGCAGGAGCTTCACACCAGTACTGATGTACTTTCTAACTCTTCCTGCACTAATTCTCAACTCGACCACTCCAGTCTTAGACTTTGTGGCTTGACCTTTACGGTCATAAATTAATGTTAAAATAGGTACTACCATACGTTTCTTTTTGTTAATTACAAATATTTTCTACAATTGGTAACACCCTTGAAATATTTTGGTAACACATAGGTAACCCCGATTCTGCTAAAATCATATAAAGACTTAACAAGACTTCAAATGATATATAAAGCATACAAGTGCCCTATCCGACCTCAATTTGACGTGGATAATTCGCTGTAAGACAAGGTATTTTGCTGTATTCTGCTGATTTTGCGACGGTTACTTCTCGGCTTAATCAAACCTCTTCGTCCTCTTCAATTCCATCGCTCTTGTGATCCGCTTGGGATTCAAACCTAAATGTACTTTTGCAATTGAATATCAGTCTGTTAGCGAACTTCCATGCAAGGGTTTAAACATAGCGTGGTAACATTTTAGTAACACCAACACTCCGAATAATCTTTACACATTCTTCTTTTCATCCTTTTTTGCTGTTTTAATTAAACTTAATGGCCGATTGCAGGCCGTGAATTATTGCCTATCTTTGCACCCGACAAGTCGAAGTTGTCATGGTGAAATGACTAGGCTCATACCCTATACGCGGTCCAACGCGCATCCCCGTCAGTACTTCGACTATCTGGCGGGGATTTTTATTTTCACCACACTACGAGTAAGAGACGCTATCCTCCACCCCGCAACTCGTAGCCGCCCAAGGGGGTAACGCAGATGGGCAATGGCAGGAATGATTCGGGATGCCATGCGAAGCGGAGCCAACTCCGAAATACCCGATAGCCGAAGCATTGTTGGATAGTGCCAGGCTGCTGGATTGACCGACCGACAATCGTCAGCAAAGTTTCCTCCGTATGGGCGATTAGGTTCTCCCATATAAGGAGGAATCATGCAATCTCCCAAACCTCTTCTCGTAGCAAGAATTATTTCAAAGAACGATTATAATATAATATTGGAATAGTTATAAGCATGAATGAACCGTAGATAACTATATTGGTTAATTTTTCGCCTTCATCTTCCCTTAAAGCTTTGTCTTCTAATGAAAATTTGACCGCATATTCCACAATCAAAATTAGATAAGTTATAAGTGGACTCCAATATACGAGTCTATTTTTGTATAAACCTTCCATTATGGGCATTACTAAGAATACTCCATACACCGCCAAAGCACTCGTTACATGACACCAAAAAGCAAGATAGGTCGTTACACATATAATTATTGTGATAGCAACCCATGCAGCGACCTTGCTTTCAAATAGCTTCTTCATACTCTAACCAGCCCTACAAACTTATAGAACCCGAAAATTATCTCCTTTGGAACAAGAAAGTCCGGGTATTCCTCGTGATTGTACGACACGCATCTGATATTTGCGCCCTCGTCATATATTTTTTTGAAGATCACTCCATCCTCTGTGTCCAGAACATAGTCCTTTCCCCACTCGACAACAAACTCGGCCTTCTTGATGGCGATCTCGTCACCGCTCTCGTACTTCGGTTCCATACTATTGCCCTTGATGAACATCGTGTAGTCGTAGTCAGGGAAATTGCGGATAATGGGCATCTGTTCGCACTGCTCAAGCAACACACCCTGCGAGTACTGCGAAAGGCTTCCTGCGGCCGCTGAGATTGGCAATCGTGGCTTCGTTGGTAGGTTGGCCACATCTTCGGTCTCAACCTCTCTTCTCTGTGCACTCTTGAGGACTTTTAGTGTGTCCTCTTGCCTCGCCTCGTTAACCATATCTTTAAATGTACCTATCTCCCACACCCGAGCTATTCTCTCTGCCAGCTCGTCCGATGGAACCATCATACCAGTTTTTATTTTTGAGAGCGCACCCTGTGTTATACCAAGTTTACTAGCAACTTCCTCTTGCCTGGCATTTGGCTCTTTCTCTTTCAACAACTTGTTGAAATACTCAGCGAATTTAGGAAATCTCTTCATACGCTTCAAAATTAAATTAATGTTTATAAAACCTTATATTCCTTAATATATTTGGTAATATTACTATTATTCGCTATCTTTGTCGTCGGTTAAACAAACAAAGAGTTGCAGGACTTGGTTTTAACACCTTGTCATCATTGATTCACACCGCAAATATAGGAATAAATTCTGAGTTCTGCACTCTTATTTTGGAATATTTAGGATTTATTTAGAATTAAACAACAAAAAGAAAATGAACGTTTCGACAGATGATATTAGAAACATACCGCCTGGGGCTCTTAGATTGTTCCCATGCGAGGACGGAAAGAAGATGCGCTCCGCTTGTTCTCTCGTCACCACCGTCAAGCGTACCGAAATGCCCGAAGGTGTTGTTGACTATGAAACGCAGAAGTTCTTCGACCTTAACATTGTGGCCATCCGTGCCATGCGTGAGGGCGATACAAGGGTTCTTAATAAATAATATAATAAGGTATGAGCAGTATTCGAGTTTTTAATCATCCTCAGTTTGGGGATATTCGCACAACAGGCACTCCCGATAATCCGGAGTTTTGCGCAATGGATTTATGTCGTGCACTAGGTTATGCAAACGGACGCGATGCAGTTGCTAAGCACGTTGAAGAAGATGACGTCGCAAAACGCGACACCACCGATTCAATAGGTAGAACGCAACTTCTTACCTACGTCAACGAGTCTGGAATGTATGCGCTAGTTCTTGGTTCTAAGCTGGAATCGGCCAAGAAATTCAAGCGTTGGATCACCTCTGAGGTTCTTCCGTCTATCCGTAAGACTGGAACTTACTCTGTTGAGCAGTTAACCCGCAAACAACTTGCCTTGATGGTTGTGCAAGCTGAGGAAGAGAAAGAACGTCTTGCTTTGGAGAACAAACAGCAGGCATACCAACTTGAAGAACAGCGTCCCAAGGTTGCCTTTGCTGATGCCGTCCTTTCCTCTCCCGACTCAATCCTTGTTGGTGAATTAGCTAAGATTCTTTGTCAGCGTGGCTATCAGACTGGCGAAATTCGTCTCTACGAACAACTCCGACACGAAGGTTACCTCTGCTCGTCAGGTTCTGACTATAACATGCCCATGCAGCGTTATCTCGAAATGGGACTCTTTGAGGTCACCAAGGGTACGCGCTCTGGTAATGGTGGTATCATGCATACTACCCGTACTACCAAAGTCACACCCAAAGGCCAGCAGTACTTTATTAATAAGTTTATACATAGCTAACAATCTAAAGGTATGAGCATTATGAAAGAGAATATTGACAGAGACGATTGGATTGCCTGCATCCTCGTAGGGATTGGTCTATTAGCAACTGCAATCGGAAACTATATCTATCACGGAGGGCATATAGTATGGTAAAGGACGATAAAGGCGATGTGTGGCTTACTCCAAAGGAAGCTGCCATCAAACTGAACCTATCTGTAGGACGGATATATCAGATAAAAGACAATCTGACACACCGGAAGCAAGGTAACTCAAACCAAGGACGTGTTTTCTTCCTCGACAGAACTCTTTTCAGTGATTACATGAATAATAACCGATAATAGTATTTGTTTAGCATTTTCATTTTATGGTTTTAGTTTTTTAATTTTTATCAAGGTATTTCACAACACCCAAGCGTGGGTACGTTCGTAAGACTTAGGTAATAATGTTGTAATACCTGCCATCCGTGAGGCTCGCAGGTTTTAAAAAGGGAATAGGAGCTGCACAAAGTAAAATTATATATTTCATAAATCCTCTATTTATCTATGCAGTGGCCTCGCCTGTGAAGGTAAAAGAAAGGTTCGATTCCTTTCGTTCCCACGATATATAATCGTAATTTGTCCTGCAGCGGTAAGCAGTATAAACCGTAGTTGAGGCCGGCTAATTTGTCGTTAGCAGATAACCAAGTATGAACAGCGATTCTTCGCTTCAAGCTGGGGTTCGGCACCCAGATTCACCTCGACGACTAGTTCTTTGACAATTTGGTACTGACGAACATGGTAAAGGCCATGTATGGGAAACTGCCTAACAAGCAAACTACAATAGTGTATAAGGCTTGGAGCAATTAGTCAGTAGTACCTACATTCGTATGCGGTAATGTAGCCATAGCGCGTAGGTCAAGTCGCGTTGAGAAATACAGAGACCAGCATAGTAATTAAACCTTTAAAATATGATAGTACTCCCAACCAAGAGACGTCTGGAACGTCGTCGTGATGCGCTACATGAAAAGCTGGATTCTATTCTCCAGTGTGCCTCCGTTCATCAAGTGGAGGAAATCATGCGCCGTATACACGGTATCAATCTAAGGCTAAGAACTTATTTCATCAGAGAAAATGAACGAGAACACAAAGAACTCTTTGAAGACCAAGACACCATTGAAACGGAAAACCCCTTTACGGTCGAAGTCCTCACTTAAAGCAAAGGCTAAAGAAAAGAACAAGTTTGAAATATCAGAGATAAAGACTCCTGGCAGAAAAGCCAGTCGTGCTACTCTTATGAGAAAGGCTGACGAGGCTTTCTCCTTATTTATCCGTACACGCGATAGCCAGAAATACCAGGGGAAAGCTTTTGACTGTATATCATGCGGAAGACCTGGCATGGCTATCGACCAAGCAGACTGCGGGCATTACGTTAACCGTCAGCACATGTCTCTACGCTTCTCTGAACTGAACTGTCATGCGCAATGCCGCCACTGTAATAGGTTTATGGAGGGCAACATCCAAGACTATCGTAAAGGACTGATAAAGAAGATTGGCGAGTCGAAAGTACTGATGCTTGAAGCCGCCAAGAATATCACAAATAAGATTTCAAACTTTGAGTTGGAACAGATTTCCAAACACTACAAGGCAGAAACCAAGAAGTTTAATTATCAAATAAAATAAGGTATGAGTATCAGTGAGAAGGAAGTCTACGAAGATTTCCAACGATTTATTCGGCATGAGGCTATGCGTGCCAATATCTCCCAGATAGAAGTATTGACGATTATAGACAATATGACAACAAAGGAACTTTTACAATTTAAACTTTAATATCAATTTATATGTTTGGTATCAAGATTATCACAGCAAAACGATACAGGCATCTTGTCGGTATCGAGCAGAACTTTGAGCAGGAAAAGCAGAAATTGCTTAACCAGCTGGATCGCATCGAGAAAGACCTCGACTCTCTCCGTAAACAGCTTAGCGAAAAGATGATGGAAAACAACAAACTCTACAATCAAGTACGGGAGCTTGTATCTATCAAGCATTCCTTTCGCAAAAGCACAACAAAGTCAAGAAAGAAAGAACCCTAAAACTACAAGAGGTATGACGCCTATTGAAATTGCTTATTTCAAACACTTCATGTATGATAAGGGACTGGAGAAAAGCTTCCTGTTCTATTATCGCAGAAACCCCATCAAAGGCTCGCCAAAGGGCGATAAGTATGCTAATCCCGAATCTATCGAGCAGTTCTTCTTGCGTACTACGGTACAGGACGTTATCATGAAGGCTTTTACCTTCTATCCATCTGGCACCGCTGTTAAAGAGAACTCCACCTTTGACTATTGGAAGAATATTGATGATCAATGGCAGGACTATATGCACTCTATGGCATCTAATTTCTCAAACGATTCTTGGCCATTACTCCGCAAAACTTTTGCTATCCTACGCCAGAATTGGGATATTCCTGGTTATTGGCGAAAGGAAAATTTCGAGAGTACCGAGGAAGTTTATAAGCGTATGCATATTGACCTTCCTTTACCCGAAATACTATGGGAACACGGATATGTTCAACGCCAACGAGCAGATGCAGAATTGGTAAAATTCGACATTTCAGAGGCAAAGGATGGTGATGTTATCGTTCGCATAAAAAGAGCAGAAAGCGGCTTTATACGTCGTTGGATTATCCTATTTCGTGAGTTAGTCTCTTGTGAGGTGGAGGGCGCTCAGGTGCAACGGCTTATGGCTTATGCTTATTACAATTGTAGTAGTGGAAAAATGAAAATTGGCGGTGAAACACGTTCAAAGATTGTTGATCCGGAAGCCAAAAATGTTGCTTTCCGATTAGCTTTTGAAGGAGAACGCAAAACCCTGATGGATAAACTGGAAGAATCTGGCTTGAAATGGGACGATAGCGAAAAGGCACTTGTTCCATTAGTTGAAGAAAAAGAGCAACCGACTCTTATTGACTTTGCAGAAAAAGAAGAAGACCCGCTCTCAGACTTTGATTTCTTTGATGACATTCTTCCTGGCAACTACAGGCTTAAATCAAATGAAATTTCTATCAATTTCAACAAGGGTTATAAGATTACATTCAATCAGATAGATTCGAAGATTATCCGAGACTCTGGATTGAAATTTGTACGCCTTGCAAAAAGTAAGGATGGAGATATATGCCTTATCATCAATCGACAGAAAGGCGCAACCCTCACAAATCTATCTGGAAGAGCAGGCAACATGAATGCAACCATTAATTCTGTTGACATATGCGGAAAGCTCCGCACACTCTTTAATTTAAAGTCTGACTATTCGATTCTCAGAGTCGCAAAGTTACAGACAACAAAAGAATTCATTATTTATAAAGTAACAAAACAATGAACATTCGTATTATTCGTCTTGCAATGACGAACTTTAAATGCTTCCGCGAGAAAGAACTGAATCTCGACAATGACATTGTGACCATCTGTGGACGCAACGGTGCTGGAAAAACCACCATTGCAGATGCTATCCTATTCTGCCTCTTTGGTAAAAATACAGAAGGACAATCTGACCTGGAACTCTTCAAGACCCGTGAGAATGGTCAGACCATCCACAATCTAGATTGTTCAGTAGAATTGTGCCTATCTATTCTTCGTAAGACTGATGGCGGTTCCAATTTAAGTGCCGTAAATCTCAAACGCTCAATCAAAGAGGTATGGGTTAAGAAGCGTGGCTCTGAGGAATCAGTTTTTAAGAACAATACAGTAGAGTATTTTGTTAATGGTGAGTCTTATACCAAGGCTGACTATGAGAAGTATATCTCAACACTCGTTGATGAACGTGTGTTTCGTGCAATCACCAACCCTACATACTTCCCATCTTTAAAATGGCAGGACCAGCGTAATTTTCTTACGGCAATGGTAGGCCCTGTCGAACCGGAATGCTTTGCAGATACAGACGAACTTAAAGAACTTGTAGACTACTTCGACCTACACGACGAAGATACAGAGTCGTACATGAAGCATCTCAAATATCAAATCAAGCAGATAAAGGATAAACTTGAAAAGATACCTGTACGTTTGGAAG